AGCTGATTTCGCTTGCAGGTGGCGCAGTGCCACAGCGGGCAGCAGCATCGTCTGCGCCAGCCGGTCGCACCGATGCAGTCGGCGCGAGCATCGAGCGCCAGACGTCTGCGAAGGCTGCGACTGCCTACGTAGCGCTGGCTGTAGCGGCAGGCAAGATCACCACCGACGAAGCATTCGACCTGATCGGTCAGACCACCGAAGTCGTCTACGACGCGATTCAAGGCAAGGCGAAAAAGGCTGAAGCGCAGAAGCCCGAAGCGGCTGCTGACGAAGGCGACGATATCCCTTTCTGAGAATGCAGCCTGCCCCCGCCCCCGACACCGACGCGATGACTGCACGTGAACGCGACCTAGTGCGCGCGCTTCACGATGCTTTCGTCGTGCCGGGGCTTGCCGAATGGGTCGAAAGTGTCTGATCTGGGCGAGCATATTCGCACCATTGAAATACCGGCACCGTCTGAAGTCGATCTGCCGAAGCCGGTGAAGGCGCCTGTATGAGGCGTCGAGCCGCCAGTCAGCTATTCGGCTTCAGGCTGTGGACAGTCGACGAAGAAGGTCGGCTCTGTGCGTGGTCGCACCCTTACGTGTGGCCCGAAGATCGACCTGCATACGCAGACGTGGTCGAACACGACTGGGGCAGGCCGGGTCTGCACGCGTACTGGGATTTCCACCACTGCGACGATGAAATGCCGCGCTTCGACCGTTCCTACTCGCACTGGAATTCTTCGGGCTGTCAGTGGGTCGCTGGCGCTGTCATTGGCTGGGGCAAGTGCGCCATCCACACACTGGGCTTCAGGTCTGAATACGCGAAGTGCATTGGCCTGTATTACTCAGGCTACGACGCACCTGACTGGCATCTTGCGCTTTACGGCGATGAAGGTGACTTCGACCGAAGCACGCCGCCTGATCTTCAGGCGGTCGCGACTCGATACGGCGTGCCGGTTTTCGACAATGAAGACAATCTGCATACCTACGCAGAAGAATTCGGCGTGCAGGAGCGGGTGCCGCGATGACTGCTGTCTACGAAAGTTTTGTCGAGCAGGTAGGGCGTTTTCAGAAGCACCAGACGCCGAATGGTCTGACCGCTTTCTACGGCGACGCAGCGCACGACTACTACGCTGACGCGCAAGAAAAAGCAGGGAAATGGGTCGGCAAGGGCAGGCTAGGGTCGCCGTCGACCATCGCGAAGTATGCCGACGCAAACCCTGACCACCTGATTTCGTGGGGCGCGAAGATCGAACGCACGAACGTCGCTAGCTGCGTTCACGACGCGGTGCTATCGACGCCGCTTGCGCAGCTGCCTGACGCGCTTGCGTGGTGTTCAAGCGCTGACGAAGTCGGCGTGATGCTGCGTGACCTAAAGATGACGTGGCGAGACTCGCGCGGCGCTTCTGGTGACGTCGGCTCGATCACGCACTACGCACTTGAAGCCGGTCTGCGCGGTCAGCGCCAGTCTGTCGACGGCGTGCCGCTAGCTGCGCAGCCTTACGTCGCGGCTGTGAATGCTTTTCTTGACGAGCGCACGCCAGTAGCTGAGCAGATTGAATCGGTCATCGTCAGCACCGAACACGGCTTCGCTGGTCGCTTCGATGCTCGCGTCAAGGTCGACGGCAGCGATGACGTGTGGCTGATCGACTGCAAGACGTCGAAGTCAGTCGACAGGCGTACCTACCACGTGCAGATGGCTGGCTACGAAATTGGCTGCCGCGAATCTGGATACGGCGCATCTGACCAGCAGGCTTTCTTACACGTGCGCGATGACGGCAGCTACGAGCTGGTGCCCGCGCTCGCAACGCCGCAGCACTTTCTAGATGCCCTGTCGCTTTATCAGCAGGGCAAGACACTCGATAAGGCACTAAGGGCGCAAGCCCGCGAAAGAAAGGCAACTAATGAATGACGACCTGCGCGAGCGCGCTGTCTATATAAACACGAAGCCATTCGTCGACTGGCTTCTAAGCATTTACGGCGAAGAAGGTATGAATGAACGCATACGCGCCGCTGACGATCTGCGAAAGGGTCGATGGGCGCGCCGCTGGTATGCGTGGCGAAATGAAAGTCGCTGGGTATCTGTCTACACGGCAGACGAATTTCTGGTCAGGACGCTGCACCTAAACCTGCAAGACGTGCCAGACGATTGCTACGTCGAACGCACTTGGAAGCAGGGCAAGGTATGCCCAGAAGATCGCCTGCGCGCCGCGCAGCGCGTAGAAGCTGGAGAGACTACGAGCGCGATAGCGACTGAGCTAGGCATTTCGAAGTCTTCCGTGCAGAAATGGTGTCAGCGGTACCGGCGTGGGGCGATGGCAGCGTAATGGCTATCGACTCGAAGATTCAGGTCAGCGTTCGGCTGGCGCGGCAGTCGATTGACGTGCTGCTTCGCGATATCGCCTACGACGCGAAGATCGAAGGTAATGACGGCGACGTGAATGACTGGCGCATCGAAGTCGCGAAGAAAGCTGACAGCGAGCTATCACGGCTTGAAGAAAGTCTGAGCGATGACGCCTGAAGGCCCGACAATTGACGACGTATCTGCGCGACTGAAAGAAATTGACGTCACGCCGACCATCGACGCGTGTAGGGCATACGAAGCTGGCTTTGCAGACGCGATGGAACAGATCGTCGAGCCGCTACGCGAGCTAGCACCGAAAGACTTCAATGACGAATAGCGTCGAAATGCCATTTCGTCACCCGACGCGCTGGTACAGCCGCGCGTTCGACGTGGCTGCGCATCGCACGCTGATCGCGTTCGAAAAGGGTCGCGTGCAGAAGGCGCAGATCGACCCTACGCTGAACCGCTTCGAAACTGACTGCGTCGGCTGTCTAGGCGAATCTGCTGTAGCTGCGTGGCTGGGTGTCGACTGGGGCGCTCAGGACACCTGCGATTACGCAGGCGACGTCGGTGATCTGCACGTGCGCTCGACTACGTGGCCGAACGGCCACCTAATCGTCTATCCGAATGATCCTGCCGACGGGCGCTTCGTGCTGGTGACGCTTGACTACTCGCGCTGCTGCGCGAATCTGGTCGGCTGGTGCACTGCTGGCGACGCGATGCAAGCGGCGCCGCTAAAGACGCACCCGAAGCTGGGCATCGCTGGTCACTGGGTGTCGCAGTCATCTGGTCTGCTGCGTCCGATGCACGACCTGAAGGCTGGCGTGCCCGTATGACCGCGCTGCCTGTCTATTCGAAGCGCAAGTCGCCACCGCTGTCTATCTACGTCTGGGTGTGCCCCTGCTGCAGATCGTGGCAGCGCTGGCAGGGTACGTGTGACGGTCTGTGCGGCTGCAAGGTGCAGCGACGAAATTATGTGCTCGCGCCACACGAAGTAGGTAGCGACTGATGCTGACCGCTACCTTCACGCTAATCGCTGTCGCTGTCTACGTGGCGCTACTGTTCGCAATTTCAGGCGGTGGTAAGCGATGACCGAAGTGATCGTGCACCTAGATTCGACTGCGAGCACGCGCGCTGAGCTTGAACGCTGCGCGTCCGGTATCGCCGCGCTGACACCTGAATTTACGAAGCTGCAAGAAGAAATCGGCGTCGTGGAAGAAAGCCTAGAAATTGCCGAAGCGCTGGCTACCGTCAAGATCGCAGACGACCACCCGAAGGCGACTGCCACTGAGCTGAAAGCGCGCGTGGTCAAGACGGTCTGTGATGACGAAACAGGTACCGGCAAGCTGTACACGCGTCGTAGCGAGCTTCGAGCGCGACTAATCGTGATCGACAGGCGCTTTCGCTCGCTTGAAAAGCGTCTTTCGGCTGCGCAAACGGCGATGAATTCGCACCTTGAAGAAGCTCGGTCAGCTGGCTTTCTGGACGGTCGCAAGTGACGCCGCTTGACCCGACACGACTCGAAAGCGTGGTCGACGCGCTGACCGATATGGCGACCGCGAAGGCAGCTGACGCCGCAGGTGTCTCGACGGCAGACGTGGTCGAGACAGTCGGCTACGACGTTATTCGTGACTTAGCTATCGAATCGCTGGCGAAGATAATGATTGAAGACTTCGAAACTGTCTGCGCAAAGGCAGCTGGCTAGTGCGCTGGTACGCGATGCACAATCAGTTTCTGAGCGACGAAAAGATCGAAGTCGTGGGCGAAGAATTCGGCCCGGTAGGGCCGCTGATCGCTGTAGCGCTTATGGCTCGCGCCAGCACGCTGGGCGAAGGTGGCGCTGTTCACGGCACCTATCGCGATATGGCGCACGACTGCTACGTGAAAGACCGTGACGTGGTCGAGTCGGTCATAAAGCGCCTGATCGACGTCGGTTTTCTCGCAGGTGAAGCGAACGGTCGCGGCTACGCCTGCACGATTGAAAACTGGTCGAAATGGCAGGCGGCTTTCAGGCAGGCGAAGGCGCGTGAGCAGAAAAAGTCACGCTGTGTCACAGGCGAGTCACGGTCTGTCACAGACCTGTCACGGAAAGTCACTAACAAGACAAGACAAGACAAGACAAGACAAACAGAGACTAAGCGTCTAGAAGTCGAGCGCGTGTATAACGCGTGGGTACGTGCGACAGGTAAGTCACGCACGAAGCTGACGAAGTCTCGATCTGACCTGATACGGCGTCGGCTAGATGAATGGTCGACAGATGACTTGATCGCAGCGGTTGAAGGCATCGCCGCTTCGCCATTCCACAGGGGCGAGAATCCTGCGCACCGCGAATACCTGTCAATCGAGCTGGCGCTGCGCGACGCTGAGCATATCGAACGCTTCATCGACGAATCTAAGGGCGCGGCTGCAGCGAAGAAGCCGAATCCGTTTCTAAGTGATGCCGGTGAATAAACGCGATTCGCTGTGGGCGATGCGTCGGCGCGCAATTCTGCTGGCTGCTGACGCCGTCGAGAGTCGATCAGCAGACGACTGGGCAGCCGCTGACGCGCTGCTGTTCGAAGCGCGCTCGACTCGACCGCTAGGTGATAACACCTACCAGCGCGAAGACGCGCCGCAGCGAATTCAGAAGCTAGTCACCAGCGAGCCGCAGAAGACGTGGCAGCTGCCGTTCGATGAATTGAACACCTGCCTTATGGGTGGACTGCGACCCGGCGCGACCTGCGTGATTGCAGGTGAACGCGGTCACGGTAAGTCGATTCTGATTGACCAGACCCTTGAAGACTTCGCGCATCAGGGCGCGTCGTGTCACCTACTGCTTTCTGAAATGTCGGTCGCAGATCGTGACTCGCGCTGGATTCAGCGCCGAACGGCCATAGCCGAAGAAAGAGTGCTGGCTGGTGATCTGAACGCAGACGAAGTCGAACGCGTCGTAAGTGAAGCTGAGACTTTCCCGTGGACGGCAAGCGAAGTCGCAGGTGCCAGCTTCGGTGATATCGCTGACCTAATGCTTGAATACCCAGCAGACGTGTTCGCGCTCGACCTGCTTTCGCGCGTGCCAGCACGCGACCATCGCGAGCTAGAAGCGGGCTTCAGTCGCCTAGTCGACGCTGCCCGTATGACCGGCGCGCTGCTTCTGGTCGGCCACCATTTCAATGAAAAAGGCGTTGACGATAGCGGCGTGCGTCTTCGCCGTCCGACACTTGCAAACCTGCGCGGCTCAGGCTCGATAGCCAATTTCAGCGACGCCGTGATGATCGTCGCTCGCGACCACGACCCAGACGACGGTGCGCGGCTTCTGTCAAGTGCCGAAATATGGCTGGCGAAGGTCAGGGCAGGTCGACCCGGCGGCTGTAAGGTCAGGCTGAATAGCACGCAGATTCGCTTCGACGCGGTGGCGGCGTGAGCGTTGAAGGCGCAGCGAAGGCGCTTCGACTAGTGCTGGCTGCTCGATCACCTGACCAGCTGGTGAAGGTAAAGGTTCTAAAGGGCACGAAAAAGACGCCCCGCAGGGCGCCTGATTCGAAGCTTGCTGCTTAGCGTCTAAGAAGCTAAGACTGTATGCCCATACCGGGCGTGCCCTGATTATGGACAATGCTAAGGCCGTTTTGCTCGACGTAATCGAAGACGGCATTTACGCCAGCTTCGGTGAGCCACAGAATGCCTTCACCAGTATCGACGTCATCGACGAACGCCAGACCCTTGTCTGTCAGGCTAGTAGCCAGACCGCCTACCTGCTGAGCTGACCAGCCTAGCGTCTGCATTAGGGTTTCAATGCTTGCGTTCGAATAGTTATCCGACAGCTGATCGTCTCGATTCGTGTAATTCAGTGAAACGATCATCGCTGCTGCTTCATTCTTTGTGATATTCGTCATTTCTGTAATTCCTTTCTCTAGCTGACTGATTGACACCATCAGTGTAGCACACTGCTACACAAAATGCACACAGAATGACGAAATTTCTGCAATTTTTTCTTCACGCCTACGTCACGCCTGCAGATCGACGTCGCTTCTGATCGTCACCCAGTCAATAGGCGCCGCTGGCGCTGCTTTATGGCCCTGACCGGGCACGTCTTCGTCAGGCGTTGACAGCTTCACGCGTGTTTCAAGCGGCACGCCGCGTCCGCGCTTGACCCACACAGACCCGATAGTGCCGACGATGACCTGACGACGCTCGATCACGGTCAGCGAGGGCCAGACGTCGTCAATGCCGCCAGAAAATACAGGTAATTCAGGCCCACGCGCTGCCTGTAGGTCACGTCGAGCAGTCTCGACGGCATCTGATCGCTGACGCAGACCACTGGCGAAGACTTCAGCGGCTACACCAGATGCCTGCGTGCCTTCGATGAATGCTGCCAGCTCAGTTTCTGCTTCGGTCAGTCTGGCTTCAAGCGCTGCCAATTCGTCGCGCTGCTGCGTAGTCTCGATGTGCAGTCGATCACGCAGGTATGCCAGCACCGAATCTTCGACCAGTGCTTCTATCTGCGGCTGCGATACCCACGCAGCATCGGTGCAGTGCTGGTGTGCGTGGTAGCGCTTGCACTTGTAAGCACGCTGACCGCGATAGACGCTCATAAGGCGTTGACAGCCTGCGCATCTGACCAGACCTGCCAGCAGCACCGGCTGCGAGTCTGGATTACGAGCAGGGCGCGTGCCTTTCGCCTGCTGCGCGGCGTTCCACAGATCGACTTCGATAATGGCTTCATGCGCTTCTAGATTCGGCGTGAACGGCTTTAGGTGTAGCTCGCCCAGATAGACGCGATTTCGCACGACTGATCTTGCACCGTTCGGTGACTTGCCTATCACTGTGCCGACGTCAACCCACGACCCGCCAGCTGCGCGAAGCTCGAAGGCTTTCCTGACCAGTTTCGCCGCTGCCTTATCAGGCTTCAGCTTGCCGTCGCCACCATCGCGAACGCGCTTGACCTGATAACCGAACGGCACCTGCGAGCCGACTAGCAGGCCACGTTCTAGCGCCTGCTTTTTTGCGTCGCTGAATTGCGCGCTGTAGCGGTCGCGCTGCATCGCACCGATTGACAGCATTAGCGTTCGACTCAGGTTGCCTTCTGGTGTACCGGCGTCGAAGTTTTCGGCCACCGAAATTACCTGACCACCGTAGCCTTCAATGCGTTCGATGATCTTCAGCGCGTCGACTACGGCCATACGCGACAGCCGGTCAAGCTGAGCCACGATCAGACCTGCGTAGCGACCTTCGGCAATATCGTCGATGGCTCGATCAAGAATCGGCCTGCTGGTGCGTGCGCCTGAAACGTCTAGCTCTGGGTCAAGCATTTCGACGCTCAGACCACGCGCTGCTGCGTAGCCTTGAATGCGTTCAGCCTGTAATTCAGGTGAAATTAGCGTTTCTTCCCTGTCGCCTACTCGCGACACGCGCCGGTATCCTGCCCACGTTTTTACGTCCGAAGTGCCTGACACGATTTCCTTTCTGATGATCGCCCCCGTCGGTACACAGACTGTACCTAGTCGCAGCGACAGTTCTAGCGCTGCTGCTAGACCCAGTGTAGACACACCTGCGCGTGAATACCTTCGCGGCCACGCTGTCGACCTGAATCTGGCAGCCGAAGTAGGCGTGACGGCTGACGACTACTCGATCAGTTTCCCGTATGCACGCGCTGACGGCAGCCACTATTACAGGCGTCGCACGTTTAGCGATGGCATCTGCCGACAGCCGAAGGGCGAATTACTTTCAATGTTCTGGCCGCTGGGCGTCGGTGCTCGCGTGCCAGTCATTCTGTGCGAAGGCGAAGCCGACACGCTAGCCGCTGCAAGCGTGGTCGATTCGTCAGATCACCCGCTGCTTTCTGATCTGTGCCCTGTCGGTGTACCCGGCGCCAGCTTCCCGGCCACGCGTGTAGCGCGTGACTTGCGTGCAGCTGGTGTAGGCAGGGCATACGTCGTATTCGATGCTGACGAAGCCGGTCGCAAGGCGACGGCGCGTGTATCTGCTGAGCTTGAACGTAAGGCGATAGGTGTCGTGCCAGTCGAGCTACCCGACGGCACAGATCTTTCTGACTTTCTGGTCGCCGCAGATAACCGCGAAGAAGCACTGGGCAACCTGCTCGCTGACTTTCTGATTGTGCGCGACGAAGCAGCAGGTGCGCTGGCTGCTCAGTCAGTACGCGAAAGGTTGCAGCGATGACCGAAGCAGTCTGTTTTTTCGCTGACGTCGATGACAAGCCCTGCGACCGCACAATCTTCGACCGCGCGCACCTGATCGAAAAGCAGGTTATGCGCATAAAGAATCTGCCTCGCGACGTGATCTGGGACGAACGCTGCTCGGTAGTCGCGTGTCGAGCGCACCACCACCGCTTCGACCATCGCTTCATCGAGCTTCAGCGTGACGAAATACCGCTGGACACCGAACGCTTCGCACACGAATACGGGCTGACTAGCTACCTAGATAGGCGCTATGGCCCGCTGACCATTCGCTGCCGCGCGCAGCGCGTGTCTGGCTGTCACCAGATCGAAGGCTACAGCTGCGACGAAATTTACGGGCTAGACGGTATGCCCGAAGATCGCACCTACGACCCGAAGACGATGACGGTCGTGTGCAACGCCTGCTACGTCGATCTGGGCTGCCCGAAGTTTTCTGACTTGCGCGAGCTAGAAAGCATCTTGCGCGGGTGAACGCGTGCAGCGAATGCGGCGGTCTGCTGGTGCAGGCTGGTGACGGTCACGTCTGCGCGTCCTGCGGTCTGCGCTTTAGGGGCGACACGTGCACGCGCTAGTCGCTGCCTTTCTGGTGCCGCTGACGGCAGTGCTGCTGATCTTCGGTGGCGCTGATACAGACGGTGACGGCGTGCTCGATGACGCTGATCGCTGCACCGTTCGAAGCGGCGAAGCTCAGCATCTGGGCTGCCCGTTCCCTGTCGCGCTTGACCGCAAGATCACCAGACCCGCTAAGCGTCAGACGATTCGCATACAGCACTGGCGCCCGTGGTCTTCGCCTACTTACCAGCAGATCGTCTGGCTAGACAGGTCAGAGTCTCGACGCTGGCAGTCACCATCGCTGCTGAATCGAATTGGCTGCGAATCGGGATTCAATCCCGGCGCGACGAATGGTCAGTATGGCGGTTTGCTGCAATTCGGCACGATCTGGTCTTCGATGTGGGCAGGCACGCCACGTAAGATGAAGCTGCGAGTCAAGACGACAAAGCGCCTACCTGTCGTCAGGCATACGCACTGGTCGTCTGGGCGCTGGACGCATCGCACTATCGGCCACAGAAAGCAGCGGCGTCTGGTAATACGCATCGGCAAGCTGCCCCGCGACGCGTCGCCGTATCACGGCGCTGCAGCCATACGCGTCGGCAGCCGCGCTGTATCGAGCACTGGCAGGTATCCGACTACCAGCTGGGCGTGCGGCCTATGAATCCTGACGAAGCCGCAGGGCTGATCTTCGCCGCAGTTATGACCATCGTGCTGCTGATCGCTGTCGCATTCGGGCTGGGTACGATATGAGCAAGCGAAAGACGGCATCGCGCAAGGCAATAAAGAAGCAGCCACTGACGCGACGCTACGTAATTGTGAACGTTGAAAGCGGTCGCGAAGTGTATGGCGCTGACCCACGTAGATACGACTCGATGTTCGAATGGGGAATGCCGCTTGAACAGGCTGAACGCTGGGTGAAAAACCTGAAGCACCCGTCGAAGATCGTACCTGCAGACGAGCACTACGGCATACCTAACCCAGAAGACCTAATGGCCGATGATTGACCGCGACCTACAGGCCCGCATATGATGGCGCACGAAAATAAGCTGCGGCTTGACGGTTCGGCAGCGCCAATTTATAGCTCGCAGGAATCCCTATTAGGTGAACCCGAAGTTGTCGGCTGGCGAAAGGGCGATCTTGCTGTTGAAGAAATCGACCGCGATATTGCTAACGAAATTATTCGTCAAAATCACTATTCGGGCAAGATTTATAAGGGCACGTATCTTCACTATGGCGCGTTTTGGCGCGGCGAATTGGTCGGAATTGCGCAGTACGGCTATGCGATGAATCCGGCGTCGCAGGAAAGCGTTGTTTCGGGTACCAAATTGAATGAATACTTGGAGCTGAATCGTTTGTGGGTCGACGATTCGATGCCGAAAAATAGTGAATCGGCGTTGCTAGCGCTAACACTACGTGTCATCAAGGCGACAACGCGGGTCAAGTGGATTCAGTCGTTTGCCGATGAGCGATGTCGTTTGTTTGGAGCCGTGTATCAGGCCTGCTCATTTCTTTATTGCGGCGAACACACTGCGACGTTTTGGGAAGTTGAAGGCACTTGGTTTCACAATTCGCTGATGAGCCGCGACCCAAGCCTGACACCGAAGGCACGCTTCTTGCAGGAAAACAAACACAGGGCGACGCCTTACAACCTTCGTCAGTTTCGGTATTTAAAGTTTCTTGACCCAAGCTACCGAAGCAAGTTGCAGCTCAAAACCTACCCGTACCCCAAACCCGATGCGGAAGGCGTAGAAGAAACGAACCCTGCAAACCAGCAGGGCAGTGTCGGTGCGATGCCGACCCTCCGCTCCTAGATGACCGATAAAGAATTACAAGCGCGCATACGATCAGTCCTGACGCAGCTGCAGATGCTGTCAGATGTCGATTCAGCGTCAATCGTGGCGAATGACGGTGGCGGTCAGTCGAAGCCTGATAGCTCGCCACCACCGGGCAGCAGACCAGATCGAGACAGCACGCAGCCACCACCTAAAGACCGAAGCCTTTACGAATGGTATGCCTATCACTTCGCACGCGCCAGCGATGACGAAAGGCGCAGGCTGCTGTGTTATCTGGCTGAGCGCGACCACGCGAAGGCTAAGGGTCGAAGCCCGCAGCCACGCGGCAAGACCGGCCCAGAAGACGAGCGCGCATCTATGGCACGCATCGTCGAATGGTATGAAGGCGTGCAAGACCTAGAAGTCGCAGTGCTTGAAGCGTGCAGCGTTCAATTCGTCGCGAAGGCTCGACGCGTGCATAAGCGCAGACCGAAAGACGGCACGCTGCCTTCGGTCTTCATATCGCTAGACGAACCGTCACGGCACGCGACTGTGGCTACTCTCGCGCTCGCAGGTGAATCGAAGGCTGGCGCGGCTCGACGGCTTGACGTGTCGCGTAAGACCATCGACCGATACTGGCCCGTCGAAGCTGCCTGAAGGTGGAAAGACTGTATCCGCGCGCCTAAGTAAAGTCGCACACCTATTCGTCACGCTGCCTTACGTGGCGCGATAGCTGACTGACACACACGCCGCGCGCGCCCCCTTTCTCGCAGACGCGGCAGGCGTCGTAGTGGAATGGCACCACGTCGGCCACACCAGCCGAAGAAGCCCGTTCGATTCGGGTCGACGCCACTACCGATCACCACGACTATGCCACGCGCAACTATCTGTCTTGAATGCGGCAGGCTAATCAGTCGCGGCCCACGCTGCCCTACCTGCGTGAAGGCTCGACAGGATAAGCACAACGCCGACACCAGCTTCTACCGTTCACCTGAATGGCGAAGGCTGCGCAGCATAGTCACACGTGATGGCTGCATCGTCTGTGGCACCCACGACCACGTGATCGCACACCACGTCGTACCACGTGCAGAAGGCGGGACTGACACCATAGAGAACCTGCGACCACTGTGCGTGCGACACCATAATCAGATCGAAGCAGACCTACGTGCAGGCAGACAGTCACCACTACGCACACTGGTCGAAGGCACCGACTACTAAGCGGCTGCGTCTACTGTCCGGGTACACAGTGGCGCAGCCTTTTCTACCCGGAGAGAAGGCACCGAACCTATGCACGCCCAGAATCGTGATCGAGCACCGCGCAGCGCATCTTCTAAGGGGGGGTGTTCTTAGGCGTGAAAAATTTTACAGTATCGCGCCACCACTGTTTCGAAAAAAATCGTTTCACGTGCCTGTCGAGCTGAGCGGGCGCCGAATCCGATGACGCCGAATACGAAATCGCCTGCTGGCGATATTCCTAGAGTCGACGAATTGCAACTGACGTCGACGAAGCTCGATGAAGCGACACGAAGTCTAGCGGTTTTCGAAGCCTTCTGCGCTGATCTGCAGACGACCGAAAGCGAATCGCTGGTGCTTGAACCGTTTCAGCGACTAATAATGCTGGCGCACTTCGCTGGCTATACCGAAGTGCTGGCGCTGATACCGAAGGGCAACGGCAAGACCGTTCTACTCGCAGCGCTCGCCGTGTATCACCTGAGGACTACGAACGCAGCTGAAGCCTATATCGGTGCTTCAAGCGCGGCGCAGGCTCAGAAGATGTATCGCGAAGCATCGCGCTTCGCTAGGCAGGTCGACCTGCTGCCATTTCCCGGCTATATGGAAATTCGCGTCGAGAAAGATGCGGCGCAGGGCTACCTTCGCGTGCTCGCTTCAGATAAGGCAGATCGCGGCTCGCTAGAAGGTATCGGGCCGACGCTGGGTCTGGTAGACGAGCTTCACGCGCACGTGAATGACGCGCTGTACGCCGCGATGCAGGGCGCACTGCATAAGCGCGATGGTCGAATGCTGACCATTTCGACCGCTGGCGCTGACGAAGAAAGCGTGCTGGGCAGGATTCGTAAAAAGGCACTTGAATTGCCGAACGTAAATCGCGAAGACTCGCTGACGCTTGCGGCTGACGGTAATTTTGCGATGTTCGAATGGGCGGCTGCCGAAGGCGCCGATCTGGAAGACCTAGACGTCGTCGCAGAAGCAAACCCGGCGACTTTCGTGACGCGCGAAAAGCTTGAACGCATAAAGGCGTCGCCGTCGATGACCGAAACACGATGGGCGCGCTATCACGCAAACGTCTGGACGCCGTCGGCTGATGCGTGGCTACCAGCTGGCGCGTGGGACGCTTGCTACGACCCTGACGCTGTCATACCTGAAGGCTCGCCTGTGTATGTGGGCGTCGACGTCGGACTTCGTAAAGATACTTCGGCCATAGTCGCCTGCTGGAAGCGTGAAGACGAAAGAATCGTCGTGCAAGCGAAGATATTCGCGCCGACTAGCTCAGACACGCTAGACCTATCGCTGATCGAAGGCGAAGTCAGGCAGCTGGCAGATCGCTATTCAGTTATGAGCGTCGCCTACGACCGCTGGTCTTTCGAACGGTCAGCGCAGATGCTGTCAGATGAAGGTCTTCTAATGGTCGACTTTCCGATGACGAATGAACGCACCGTACCGGCATCGACGCGGCTTTTCGAAGCAATTCAGACCTGTCGACTGGCGCACAATGGCGACCCGGTGCTGGCTGCGCACGTAAAAGCTGGCGCGACTCGCGACACCGAACGCGGCTGGCGACTTGCTAAGGGCAAGGCTAAGCGGCCTATCGACGCACTAATGGCGCTGCTGATCGCTTTTCCGCAGGTAGACACTTCAACTACAGGAGGGGGCTTCGAATGGTAAGGCGCAACGCGAAGACAATTCGCTTTCACTTTCACGACCGCCAGACTTCTATCGAAGGCGTTCTGGTGCGCACGCGGCGTAATGACTACGTAGTCGAGTCGCCAAAAATGATTGAAGGGCCAGAATCGACAGTCACGCTGTCAGGCCCGGTCGAAATTCCTAAATCTAACGTTCTTTTCAAGCAGGTAATCACACCTTGATACTCGCTACACCGAAGGGCAACCGCGAATCTTTCGGGGCTGCCTTCGATTCATCTACCCCTATACCTCGCGCCAGCGTCTATAACTCGCACGCTAGTCGCATCGACCTTTCTGACGCTATCGGCGTACCGGCTTTCGCTAGGGGCGTCAGGCTGATCTGCGACACGGCGTCAAGCTTTCCGCTTCGCGTCTATCAGGGTAGTAGCAGTGATCGTGTCGAGCAGTCCGACGCACCGCAGGCACAGCTGCTGAAGCACCCAGCAGGTCGCGAAATTCCGTCTTCGCAGGTCTGGTCTTATACGTTCGCTTCGATGCTTCGTGGCGGCGCGTATCTGTTCAAGGTAAAAGACTCGCGCGGCAACGTCATTCAGCTGGTGCCGGTCGACCCGCGACTGGTCACGCCGAAATACAAGAACGGCAAGATGAAATTCGATCTGCGCGATAAGCCTTCAGGTCGGATTACGTCGAAGGTCGGTGCTGAAACTATTCTTTACGTCGCTGGCGTTCTGGTCGAGCACCCAGCTATCGGCGTATCAGTGGTCGACGCTTTTCGGCGCTCGATATCAACTGAAATTCAGCGGCACGAATTCGAAAACCGCTACCTGCAAAATGACGGCTTTCCCGGTGTGATCTTGAAGCACGCGTCGAACGTGACGCGCGACCAGCGCGAAGAATTGCGCGAGAGTTTCGAGTCACGGCACGCAGGCCCGTCGAACGCTGGTCGACCGGCGATTCTGTGGGGCGGCTGGGAAATTGACCGTGTCGCTACCACGCTGACCGATGCGCAATTCATCGAAAGCCAGAAATTCGGCGTGCAAGAAGTCGGCAGAATGCTAGGCATACCAGCTGGGCTGCTGAATGACCCTGACGCACTTGCCAGCCCTTCGGTCGAGTCTGAGAATATGCGCTTTCTGCAGTACGGGCTTGACCCTTGGATTACAAGACTTGAACAGGCGCTTGCGAATGACGTCGATATTTTCTCGGCGCCTGACTGGTCGGTCGAATTCGACCCTGCACGCTTGCTTCGCGCGGATATAAAGACTCGCTTCGACGCTTACCGCCTAGCACGTCAGGGCGGCTGGATTACAGCGAATGAAATTCGTGCGATTGAAGGCTACGCGCCAGCTGACGGCGGCGACCAGATTCAAGAAACGCCGGTCGGCGGCGCACCTAACACTGCAAACAGCGGCAGCCCCGCTAACTAACAGGAGAGACTTACGGTATGACACCCGTTCACTTCACTTTTCCACTATCTATCGAGAAATTCGAAAACAGCGGTCGCGAAGGCGCAGGTCGATTCTTGCGTGGTCACGCTGCTGTCTTCGGCCAGAAGTCACACGATCTGGGCGGCTATCGCGTTGAAATAGCGCCAGATGCTTTCGGCAAGATTCTGGATAGCAACCCCGACGTGCATCTGGTCTGGGATCACGATACCCGCTACGTACTGGCTCGCACCGCTAGCAAGACACTGGAGCTGCGGCAAGACCCGCGCGGTCTGCACGTCTGGGCATCGCTTGCACCCACCAGCTACGCCGACGATCTGGCAATTCTGATGGAGCGCGGCGACGTCGATCAGATGAGCTTCGCCTGCGATATCGGTGCTGATACGTGGACGCAAACGGGCGAAGGCGATACAGCCGAAGTTACCCGCACCATCACAGAAGTTTCAGGCTTGTACGACGTGACGGTCTGCGCGCAGGGCGCGTTTCCACAGACCGATTCGTCGCTTGCCGCTGATCTTGCTTCAGCGAAAGAAGCCGGTCGTGTGCAGATTGCACAGGCCGAAGACGCCGCTGCGGATTCTTCGCAGGACGTTGACAGCGTCGCGGATACGGGCGCTGTGGAAGTCGAGACTGATGACCAGTCTGGCGACCTTTTCGCCGTCAATTCGACCGAAAGCGTGAAGCACTACGTGGCACGTCGTATGGCGCAGTTCGATCACCCGACACAGAAAGAGGTTTCCTAAATGGAAGACCTGAACACTGTGCGTGAGCAGTACAGCAAGGCAGTAGAAGACCTGCACGCTGCAGCCGACGCCGTCGAGAAGTTCGACGCCGAAGCTGCTGCCGACGTAGACGCCGATGGCGCCGACGTCGAGGCTTCTGTTTCGCTGGACGATCTGAAGGCGAAGTTCGACGCGGCTGAGAGTCGCGCCAATGAGCTTCGCGAGAAGGTCGACCTGTTCGAGCGCACGCAGTCTGCTCGCGAGGTATCTATCCCTGAAGTAGATTCAGAGGCTGATATTTCCGCCAGCGTGAAGTCTGAGCCGCTTACCTATGAGAAGGGCAACGGCCAGTCTATTTTTCGTGACCTGTATCGCAGCGCGACTGCGAATGACGTCACCGCTCAGGAGCGCTTGACCCGCCACAGCCGCGAAATGGCTGACCGGGCCGAATTCGACCTGAGCAGCACCGATGCAGCTGGTGGCTATCTTGTGCCGCCACTGTGGTTGCAGCAGGAATTCGCTGACTACGCGCGCCCCGGTAGGGTCGTAGCTGACGTCATCGGTTCACGCCCGCTGCCACCGAACACCGATTCAGTCAACGTACCGATGCAAGACGGCGGCGTCACCACTGCTTCGCAGGCTGACAATGCTTCTGTATCTGAAACCGATGCGACTTTCACAACGGCAAGTGCCGATGTAAAGACGATCGCTGGAATGCAAGACGTGAGCCAGCAATTGCTCGATCGCTCGATTCCGGGCGTCGATCAGATCATCGGTCAGGACTTGGCGCGCAGCTATGCCCAGACGCTCGACACCGCTGTCATTTCAAGCAGCACGTCGAATAACAAGGGGCTGTTGAACGTCACTGGCATAAACAGCGTCACGTACACCGACGCTTCGCCGACTGTGGCTGAGCTTTACCCGAAGATCGCTGACGCAATTCAGCAGATTGCCACCGGCATTTATGCCCCGGCGACTGCTGTATTTATGCACCCGCGCCGCTGGGCATTCTGTCTGGCAGCGGTTGACGGTTCTAACAGGCCGCTTATTTCGCCTGTCGCACCGTCTAACAGCGTCGGCACTTTCGGTGGCGTCACCGCGCAGGGCGCAGTAGGCTCGATTCAGGGTCTGCCCGTCTACACCGATGCGAATATCCCGACGAATCTGGGCAGTGGCACAAACGAAGACCGCATCATCGTCGCGTCTGTTCCTGACCTGTATCTCTGGGAAGATGGCGGCCCGTACTTGGAGACTTTCCGCGATGTCGGTTCCGGCACGCTGACTGTTCGAGTACGTGCGCACAATTACTACGCGCAGCTGCACGCGCGTCGCCCGAAGGCCATTTCAGTAATTTCTGGAACCGGCTTGGTAGCACCGACGTTTTAGTCGGTAGGTAGCACCAGCATCACCTAGTCGACTGGCGCCCGTCAGGTCATTTTTGATCTGGCGGGCTGCCTTCGACTTCATCTGAGACTTCGAATATAGGAGAAATTTCCGTGACTGACGAACAGAAGGCTGAGCTGATCGCGGCACTGACCGCTGAGCTTGAAGGCTATGAGCGCTACGGCAAGAAAGATCGCGCCGCAGCTGTGAAGAAGCAGCTGACTGAGCTAGGCGGCAAGCCTGAAACGCCGCAGAAGCGCGCAGCGAAGAAGACGAAGAAAAAGACAACTGAGCTTTAGGTCACGTGGCAGCGCAAGACCTGACTACGCTCGCCACCGTTCGCAGCTTTCTTCAGAAGTCTGCGAGCGACACCACGCAGGACGCTGAAATTAGCGCGATGATTACGCGTGCGTCAGATGCGATAGCGCGTTATTGCGAACGCGAATTCAAGACGACCGGCACTAATCCGTTTGCGCGCACCTTCGAATACAAGGGCGGTGGCTTGCTTGATCTGTCGCCATTCGATCTGCAGTCGGTCAGTCAGGTTAGATTCGACACCGACACTGCTTCACCGACTACGCTTCTGGCTGCTGACTATCGGCTGGTGCCAGTGCATAAGCCGCTGGGTGTCTACACAGCGCTGAGAATCGACCCGGCAATTTCGCCTACTATCGCGCGCTGGTCGTATCGAGTCATCGAAGTAACGGGCACGTGGGGCTTCGCTTCAGTGCCGAAAGACGTCGAACACGCTTGCGTGCTGACAGTAAATAACTGGCTGAAGCTTGACGTGACTGCGTATGAATCGGTGCTGTCGGTCGATGACCCGAATCTTGAACGGCCACAGGGCATACCGTCGCGCGCTCAGATGCTTCTAAAGCCCTTCGTGCGCACCACGCTATGACGGTACAAGCGCACGACGGCGTCACCTGCGACGTACAAACCGAACGTCAGGTGCATAACCTTCAGACCTTTCGACGCACTTACTATCGAGCCGTCAAGGGCGGTATGAAAGACGCAGCGATGCACTGGATAGTGCCGCGCGTCAAGAAAGGCGCTGCCCCTACGAAACTTCGTGGGCTGATTACAGCAGTCGCGCCGCGCACTAATCAGGTCGTCATTACGACGAAGGGTAGCGTCAAGAATTCACGCATCATCGGTCTACAGAATTATGGCGGCACGCTGCCCCGACCGATCTACCCGAAGCGAAGGCTTGCAATTCGTGTCGGTGATACCGGCGAAGTCAGGTCGGTCGTGCGCGGCACTGCTCGCATAACTGGTAAGTACTTTGTCCAACGCGGCATTGACGCAGGGCTACCGCGATTCAGGCAAGAAGTAGGCACCGCGATTATGCGCAGACTGCAAGCTGCGTTCGGTGGAAGATGAGCAGCACAATTCTTGACCCGATTGCCGATGGTCTGGTGACTGTAATTGGCACGATCAGCCCTACGGTCAAGGCTAAGAAATGGTTGATACGGGATACAGACGCTCGACCAGCTGCAGTGATCGAGCTACCTACAGTCTCGCGCACTGAGCCTGACGCAGCTGAAGATCACCTGTCGCAGTACGACTGGCGGTCTGACTGGCCGGTGACGTTCTACTTCGACTTCACAGACGCGACCTTCGGTCAGGCGCAAGCGCTGGAAGTCGTCGAAAAATTTATTGCAGCGGTCGATGCTGACCCTGATCTTGGCGGCACAGTGCAAGAAGCGAAAGCTGTCAGCGCTGGCCCGCCCGAAATTGAAGAAGGCGCGGCACGTCCGATGCTGGTGTACCCAGTACGCGTGTCAGTGCTCGACTTCGTCTAACACCTAACCGAATAGGAGAAATGCCCGTGGCATCTACTAAGCGTCACGGCGTCCGGCTGATTATCGGCGGCGCCCCTGAGACACCTCATACAATTTCTGGTCTTCGCGGATACTTTCGCCCGGACGTGCCTACACCAGTAGGCAAGCCCGGCGACGTAATCGAAGACCTTGACGAAGCGAAGAAGGCAGTCGAAGCGCGTAAAGACGCGCTTGAATTGGTCGAAATTCCTGCAGGCGAAGTCGCTGATGCCGAAGCTCAGGTCGAAGCTGATCTGGACGCTGGGCATAAGGGGCTGATCGCAGCTCGCAGCGATGGTCGAGCAGCAGACGATACTTCGCGCTTCACCGACGAACGCAACGCTGTCAAGAAGGAGAATGACTAATGCCTAACGGCTACGCAAGACTTGCATACGAAAGCACGCCGGGTAATGAGACAAACGCCCCTACGCTTTCCACGAAGAAGCTGTTTCCGCCTCTGACTTCGCTCGCACCGAAGCCGGGCACCGCGCATCTTTCGCGCGACGATGAAGTGCGTAATCAAGATGAGCCGCTTGCGGTCATTCCTGAAGCCTACGCACCGACTTTCGATCTGGGCGTGCGCGCCTATCCTGACACAGTGGCATTCCTGCTGGGTCTGGTCTGTGGGGCACCTACGACCACTGCTGGCAACGGCGTTATTACCGACCTAGCTGGCACGACCATACCGTCAGGTGCCTACCGGCATCGCTGGACTGCGCCATTCGGCCCGTCTGGTGCATCGCCACGCACTGCGCAGATCGACGCTGCCTACAGCGACCAGTCTGTCTACTACAAGCTGAAGGGCGCTGGTATTAGCGACTTTGGTATCGAGTCGCCCGAAGAAGGCGGCGCGATGGTCAGCGCATCTGGCCCGTGTCTGTATCTTGACCGGCAGTCTGACCCTTCGCTGACACCTGCGTTCGAAGCGCTTGCAGTGCGCCCGTTCACTCGCGGCGACCTGACGCTGCCTTCGAATCTGTCTGGCACCGGCACGACGCAAGACTTCAGCGTGTCGATTTCTAACCCAATGGAAGCTGTGCGCTCGCTGGGCATCGCTTCGCGCTGGCCCGACGTGCTCGAAAAAGATAATGAAGGCCCGATAGTCGTCAGTGGCGAAATAAATAAGCGCCAGCTTGACGCCGACGATATCGACGCACTGAAAAGCGCAACCGGCTTCGCGCTGACCGCGACTTGGAAGTCTTCAAGCGTGATCGCCAGCGGCTACGGCTATTCGATGGCTGTCAAGGTCGACAATGCGCAGTACGTCGATGGCGAGCCAGACGCGCTGCAGAATCGGCGTCGTCACGGTCAGTCGCTCAGCTGGAAGTCGACCACTGCGTCTACCGGCTCGACCACGTTCGAAGTCGTCAACGCGACTACAAGCTACGCCTGATCGAAGGCACGAAAAAGGCGCCCCGTAGGGCGCCTAAGTCGCTGCAGCTGGTATTTCTCGCTAAGCGTTTGCCCGAAGCTGACTGTTCAGAGTAGCGACGTAGCGGTCAGCGTCATTCAGGCGAAGCCAGCGACCGACTGCGCGCGGTTCAGGATTCCACTGCTCGACGTCATCAAGATACGTGACAAAGTCGAAGTCGTGCTTGTGGATATACTCGCCCACAAGCCTGTCGCGACTGTCAATGCTCAGGTCATTCGTCATCATTTCCACTGTGTACCTTTCTGTTAGCTGACTGATGCTAAAAGCGTAGCACACTGCTACACCATCTGCAGTGCGCCCACGAAAAAGGCGCCCGAAGGCGCCTGTTTCGTAAGGCTTGACGAAGACTAAAGCAGCCCGTCTTCTTTTAGGTACTCAATGACGCGCTCATACTGATCGTAGTCACAGTTGCGTACCAGCTTGCCGACGCTTTCAGCCGTCGTGCTGTCGCCGTCAGCGCGCCACCGGGCGACCTGATCTGGGTCATTCATCTTGGTGTATTTGCCGACTGCCTTATCAAGTTGCGCCTGCGTGTATTTGGTCATTTTGCAATTACCTTTCTGTAGCTGACTGACTTACAAGAAGAAGCGTAGCAGATGGCTACACAGTGTGCAACGTAATTGCGCAATTTTCTGTACCTACGATCACAGGAGAAAAACACGTGGCAATTAGCCTGCGAGCATATAACCCAGTCGAAGTCGATCTGGGCGGCACGAAATACGAAACCGTCGATATGCCATACGAAGCGTCGAAGCGCTTCAGTCAGCTAATGGCTGAGATGCAAGAAATAGGCGATACCGACGCCGAAGAAGCGCGGGCGCTCGAATTGCTAGCCGAAGGCTTCGACCTGATAGTCAAGCCAGTCGGCCACGAAAAGCCAGCGTCTGAAGTCTTGACCGAAGGCGTCGAATCTGGCGCGATCACGCCGCGACAGTTTCTGGGTCTATGGTCTGACGTGCTTGAAGCCATAGAAGCCGCCAACGGCACCGAAGATAGGCAGGGCAGCGTCGACCGCCCTACCTGAGCGAGCAGGACGAAGTCGAGCTGTACCTGCTCAGAAGATATTTTCAGTTTGACTGGTACGAAGCTTCTTACGTAATACCGGCGTGGTATCGCGAGCTTCTAGTCAGTCGATTCGTAGAACACGAAACAGGCGAAGGCGACGGCGCACGACCAGCCGGTAATGCCTTCGATCAGGTGCCAGATGACCTACAGGGGCTGCGCTGATATGAATATGCGACCACTGACGGCTGCCGAAAGGCAGTCGATTTAGCGTGCCTGCGTCTGGCGGTAAATTTCGTGTGGCGATTGACCTAGATGCCAGCGGTCTGAATCGCGGCGTCAGTCAGGCTACGCGCTCGCTTCGTAAATTCGATCGCGACGGCACGCGCTCGCTGCGTGGTGTAGATCGGGCAACGCACACGCTGGGCAATTCATTCAGAAGCGCTGCGCGATACGCAGCTGGTGCTGCTGCTGCGTACCTGAGCATTTCGCAGGCCCGAACAGCGGTTGAACAGACCATCGAGCTTTACAAGGCGACGTCTAACCTGACGCTGAATCTGGGTATGGCGACCGAAGAAGCATCTGCCTTCGCTGCAGTCGCTAAGTCGCGTGGCATTCAAGTCACGCAGCTGGGTATGGCATTCAAGACGCTTTCTACGCAGGTCGAGCAGGCTAAAGACGGTTCTGAAGCGTCGACCGGCGTATTTCAGTCGCTGGGCATTTCGATGCAAGACCTGAAGACGAAGGGCGTCGGCGGTCTGCTGGTCGATATATCGAAAGGCTTGGAGGGTATGGGCGCTGGCACCGAACGCGTCAATGCTGCGAGCAAGCTGCTAGGTAGGGGCTGGCAGGCACTTCTGCCGATGCTTCGCGAAGGCCCGAAGGCGCTGAAAGACAATCTGCAATACGCGAAAGACGTCGGCGCGACCTTCGACGATCTGGGCTACAAGAAAGCAGGCGATCTGCGTAATGCACTACTGCGCGTGAAGCTCGCGCAGATAGGTCTGCAGAAGAATTTCACGCTGGCGCTAGCACCTGCGATCACCTTCGCCGCTACGAAAATGGCTGACTTCGCGAAGATCGTGAATAACCCGAATCTGTCAGCGACTGAAAAGATCAGCGCCATCGGGAAAGAAATCACGAAGACGTTTAGGGACATCGACTGGACGCAGGTTAGTAATTGGATAGCAAAGGGCATCGAGACTGTTATCCCTGTCATTTCAGAAATTTCGGCGCGTATCACGCCGCCACTGGTTGAAGGTTTTATGGTGGCGACGCCGAAGATCATCGCCGGTATAGCTGTCGGCCTGTGGAATTCGAAAGGCCCGCTGCTGAAGATTCTCGCGAATATGGGTAGCACTGGCGCTACGTCACTGGTCGATGCGGTGAAAGAAAAACTGCGTGGAAAGATCAGGGGCGCATTCGCGCCAATGGGCTGGGGCTTCAAGACGGTAGGCGACGGTGCGAAGGCTGCAGCGAAGCTGACGTCGAGCGCTTTCAGGGCTGCGCTGAACGCGGTCAAGTCGGTCGCTTCTAGCATCTGGAACGCGATGTCCAATGCCTTTAGCAAGGTCAAGGCTGGTGCAAACGCTGTCAAGTCAGTATTCGTCAGCGCTTTCAATACGGTCAAAAACGTCATTCAAGACGCAGCAGACGCTATCGGCAACTTGAAAGGCAGTATCGCTTCGCTGCCCGGCAAGGTACTAAACGTTCTGGGCTTTCAGCGTGGCGGCTTTATTCCCGGTAGCGGCTCAGGCGATCATATCCCTGCGCTATTGGAGCCGGGCGAATTCGTAATGAACCGGCGCGCAGTCGGTGCCATCGGGCTTGACCGTCTAATACAAATGAATAGTGCAGTGCCGCGATTCGCGAAGGGCGGGCCTGTGAAGCTAGAAGCGAAGCTGGCTGGCGCTGAATTGACAGCGAAGACGTCTGACGATCTGCTTGCGCTTCAGGAGCTAGAAAAATGGTGGGCAAACAGGGCGCAGAAGCTGACAAGGCCGTCGAAGTGGGTAGGCAAGGGCAAGAATAAGCACAAAGTTATGGACTGGGAAGCGCTGACGCAGGCACGTCAGACGCTGAAGGGCTATCGCGACGATATCGCGAATCTGAATGGCGATTCGATGCAGCTTGAAGAAACTAATCGTCTGCTGTCTGAGCAGCTTCAGCTTTCGCGAAACGCTAATAACGTCGCCACGTCGCAGTACGGCATTCTGGTGCAGGCGCTTAGCGCTGCTATATCTGGGCAGATCGGTGGACGCGTAGGGCTGGGCGTTCAGACGCCGTCGACCGCTGGAAGGCTGGCCAGCTACTAATGCCCGGTGAACGCCTGATACTGAATCCTGTAAGCGAGTCGACTTCGAATGCGCCGCTTGAATTGGTCGGCCCGAACGGTACGACGTCGTGGGGCACGCTGCTGCTCGATCACGCTTATCCTGCACCCGCTCGCTCGCCAGTGGTCGCGTCATCTTCTGACACCGAAGGCGATTTCTTGGCGCATACCAGCTACCAGAATCGCGAAATTTCAATGACGCTGCGCGTCGCTGAGCCGACCGAAGGCGCGGGCACGAATCTGGCTACGAATCCACGCGCCGCAGTCGATACTACGGGCTGGACTAATAGCGGTCTTGCCGGTATGACGCGCGTAGTGCTCGATCAGACCGGCACGCCGACTGGTCTGCAGGGCGCAGAAACTGCGCTGCGCGCTCAGGGAAACAGCGATGCAGATGTCGGCTACCTGTCAGCTGCTGTCACCAGCGGTCTGACCTATCGCTTCAGCGCCTACGTGTATCTGGATACGAACACCGCGACCGGCGTGAAGCTGACTGCGCGCAACGCATCTGGCACGCTGAAAGCTTCTAGCTCGACGCTATCTACGCTTGACACGTGGACGCGGCTAGACGTATCAGTGGCTGCCGATTCGACTGCTACTTGGCGCTTCGGTATTGAACAGATCGGCGCAGGCGCTGCCGACGCATACGCGACTATGGTGCTGATCGAGCAGTCGTCATCGCTGGGCGAATACTTCGACGGCGACACGCCCGGCTGCAGCTGGTCTTCTACGCGGCACCAGTCATCTTCGACGCGACCGGCTACTGGCGGCGCTCGATTCTATTCGATTCTTGACGATCTTCAGTCGACTGTCGACCGTATCGTGCGCGAAGGTGGCACGCTGAAGCGCGTCGCGCCCGGCGCGAAGCCAATAGTTTTCGACCTAATTGACGCGTCGGTCGAAATTCCGCAGGGCAACGCTTTTCTACACGGCAAGCGCACCACCGCGACACTGACTTTCACTGCGAAGCCTTTCTATCGACGTGGCGAATGGCTACAGCTGAGCGATCACCCTGAGACTTCAGCAGCGCACCTGACGTGGACTGAAACAGGCATCGACGGCGAAGTGCCCGCGCTTGCGAAGCTGGTAGTCGACGAAGATCAAGGCGTCGATCAGCGCTGGCTTGCGTGGGGCATCGAATCGCGAAACTATTCGTCTGCCAGCACTGCAAGCACTTTCTACGAAGCAGAAGCGCTGACGCTGAAGACTTCGGCTGCTATCGCTACTCGCACCAGCGCATCTGGCGGCGCATCGAATAACGTCGTGCGGCACAGCGATTTGGTTGATGACTGGCAGCAGGTGCTGAGCACGCAGGCTACTGGCGGCGGCTCGCACCTGTCGCACGTGGGCACTTTTCGAGTCTTCGCGCGCGTCTTCGACGCGACTACAAACGGCGGCACCATTTCGCTGCGGCTCGAATGGGGGCAGGGCGACTTCAGAAAGACTACGCAGAACGCAAGTGCTTCGCCAGTATCGCGCGGCGACTTTTCGCTGGTCGATCTGGGCGTCGTGAAGCTTGACGCTACCACGCAGGGTACGCAGCGCTGGGAGGGTCGAATTCTTGCAAAGTCGACCACTATTGGCGACGATATTGACGTCGATTATTTGTGGATTGTGCCGGTTGAAGACGGCGGCGGCGAAATTATTGCTACGCCTGAAGCGTCTTCGTCTATCGCGACGCTGAACGCTTACGACACGTTCACACAGGCTGCTGGTGCGCTCGCTGGTAAGACGCCTGCCATACCTTCGTCTGGTGGAAACTGGGCTGGTGCTGGTGACGCCGATGACTTTCAGGTGTCTGGCGCTTCGGCGTATAACGTCACGCGCACCGCTGTATCTGACGCTGCCAATACTGGACGCTGGGCAGTAGCTGGTACTGCTGTGACATCGTCTGGCGCTGCTATTGACCTAAAATTTTCAGCTACACCGACTGGCAGCTTCAATGATCGTCTAGGTGTAATCCTGCGATACACCGATACGAATAACTGGTGTGGCGCGTTTCTTGAATCGTATTTCGGGACGTATATGCTGCTGCGAGTCTATAAACGTGTGGCCGGTACGATCACGCGTCTAAATGCTGCATACGACCTAGTGCTGACGTCAACGAATACTGTCTACAACCTTTCGCTGACCGCAGACGCATCGGGCAATTACGTCGCTTCGGTCAAGCTAGGTAGCGCGACGCTGAAGACGGCATCAGGTACAGATTCAGTGCTCGCGACTGCTGGCACGCTTGCGTCTGGTAAGGGCGGCATTTACGACGAATGGCAAGAAGCGACAGCCTGCACGCGCACCTATGACAATTTCAGTGTCGAATCTTACGGCACGTCTGACGCTAAGCAAGACGCGGCGATGTTTGCTTCGCAGTCGTGCGAGCTTCGAAGCGACGCAGTCGTGCGCGAAGATTCGACCGGCACCGTGTGGAATGACGTCAGCCGCTACGAAGGCGACTACTTGAAGCTGCCTGCGAGCGGTCGAGACAATCGCACGATTCGCTTCACGCTGAAGGCGTCGCGCTATTCACCTGACAGCGGCGCAGATTCAGGCATCGACGATATTTCGGCGCGGCTTAGCTATCAGCCGCGCGGTATCACCGTTTCAGACGCGAGCGCGTAAATGCTTGACTCTGGCCTGCTTCATCGAACGCGACTTAGCGTTTCAGTAGCGCGATCTTCTGCGAGCGCTACACGGCTAGGGCCAGACGAAGCCAGCGCAGAAGACGTGCCGCAGGGTCTGCAGTTTTCTACTTCGATACCCGGCGGCTTCAAGGACTGCACGACTTCGCTTTCACGCAAGATCGACGCCGATTACGACGATATCGGCCTGCTAGATGACGTCAGCGTCATCGCACCCGGCGGCGAAACTGCGTGGCAGGGGCGTGTCGCACAGCTGCCGCGATCAGCTGGCGATCAATCAATCGTGCAAATAGGCGCCGTCGGCTGGGCATCACACCTTCGCGATGACAGCAGCTTCACCGAAGTTTATGTCGACCGTGACTTCGATAGCTGGCAGGCACCTAGCGTCGAGCGCAAGCTGTCGATCATCGCTTTCGGCTATGCGCTGACTGAAGCCGTCACGCAGCCCGACACTTCTACTGGTTTGCCTAGTCTGGTGACGCAGATTGACGGGGCGTGGGGCAGTAGCACGCTACCGCTGTCTGAAGCGCTGTATGACGCAGGCGCAGGGAACGCTATTGGCTCGATTTACTACGCGTGGAAACAGGCGCTTGCGTCGCCCACCTACACCGATACAAACTGGGCGTGGCTTATTGGCGCTGGCACGACCGACACTTTCGTCACCGAAACAGCTACTTCGAACCTGCGCGCAGCTGGGCCTAGCACTGGCACGCTTACGACTAGCGCTTCGAATCGACGTTTTGCGCGTGCGGCGCTGGGCTACGCTGCTGGTACGGCAGGTGTGCCCGGCAAGGTCAATCCCGTAGCGTGGACGTGTCTCGCGATTTATGGCGATCACGGTCTGACGAAGCGTGGCACCGCTTCAGCCACTGACGCACAGGGCTTCTACGGCTCAGACGTCATCGCAGACGTAGTCGGACGCGCGGCGCCGCTTCTGAATTTCAGCACTGGCGATGGTGGCAGCATCGAAACTAGCTACTTCAGCATTCCGCAGCTGGCATTTCGCGAGCCGACTACAGCCGAAGAAGTAATACTGGCCGTGAACGCATATCACCTGTGGGACTGGGCGGTCTGGAATGACCGCACGTTCTACTGGCAGCCGTCGAATGCCGACCGCTTGACGTGGACTGCTCGACTCAGCGACGGTGCGCGGCTCGATCTTGAAGGCGTGCAGGCTGACAGCGTCTATAACGGCGTGGTAGCGACTTACGCCGACGCAAGCGGTAGCCAGCTGACAGTAGGGCCGACTGGGTCTGGCGCCGACGCGACTAGCGATCTGCTCGCTGATACGACCGAAGAAAACCCTGTCAACGCCGCAGGCATTCCGCGCCGCTGGGCGAAGCTCGATATCAGCCAGACCACTACGTCAGCAGGTGCTATTCAGATAGCCGCGACGTGGCTTGCCGAACAGAATATGCCGACTCGACGCGGTCAGCTCGCAGTCACGGGCGAAATTGAACACCCGACGAAAGGGCGCGTACCTGTCTGGCAGGTTCGCGCTGGTGATTACGTCACGGTCGCAGACCTGACTGGCGGCGAATCGGCGCGAAAGATCATCGAAACTAGCTACGACCACGACACGCGCACGATCACGCTGACACTGGATAACAGCGCTTATAAGGTCGAAGCAATACTTGAAAGGCTGGGCGTTGCCTTGACCGGCGTTCTGTAATGGCGAAGATACTGACAGATGGTGGCTTTACTGCGTGGGCAGGGTCATTTTCAGAAGTTGCTTTCGGCATAGCGACCAGCGTGCCGGTGACGGCATCTGCAGCTGGCACCGCAACGGTCGATATCGACTGGGGCAGTGTGGCACCTACTGCAGTAGTCGTCAGCCCTTCAGACGGTTCTAACTATGCAGCGCAAACACAGACTTACACGACTTCTGGCGGCAAAGGTCGATTCACGATTCGCGTTCGCCATATAGATAACACGTCGCAGACTACGACCGTAGCTGTCGCGTGGATAGCTTTCCGATAACCCATACACCACTACCACCACGATATGAATGACAAAAAACCCCGAAACAGACTCGAATTTCAGCAAAGCCAGACAATCGCTCGCAATCTTCATCGTAGTAGCGCTAACGGCAACGGCAGTGTACGACCAGATTACGACTGGTCAGGTCGACCGATATCTGGCAAGCATTCTGATAACCGCCGCAGGCGCGTTTATCGGCGTGCGGCTCGACTTATGGCACCGCTAGCGGCTTGGAAATTCTCAGTGATCGGCGGCCTAATAGGTCTGGCTGCTTCGGTCGCTGTCTACTGGCTTTAGGAGGCTAGAAATGCAAAACGTGAAGGCGCGTCTACAGCGCTGGATTCAGAAGCTGACTTCGTATATTCGATCACGTCGCAAGCGCGGCGTGCGTTCGCCTGTAGCGAAGAAGAATCGCACTGGCGCACGCGCGAAGGTCGTCAAGATCAGGCGCGCGCTTCGCGAACGTCGCGTCGACTGGAACGGGCACCCTGCCCTTTCGAATCGCAAGCTGAAGCAGGCTGCACGCATCGGTGCTCGATACGGTCTGGTCGTCACGTCAACCACAGACGGCACGCACGCCGTCGGCAGCTATCACTACAGCGGGCGCGGTCTGGATATCGCAAGCGGTTCTAGTCGCCAGATGGTCAGCGCGCAGCGTGCGATCTTGCGCGAGCTGGGCGCAGGGTCGCTGCTGGAAGTATTCGGCCCGGATAACGCAAGCTGCGTCAAGAATGGTGCCGTCATAACACTGGCTGAAGGTTCAGCCCTAGAAAATCAGCACGATAATCACGTGCACGTGGCAGCGTGAAGACGCCTAAGCGCCTAAAGCCAAAGGTCGTAGTGCGCGAAGACTCGCCGCATCAGTCGACGCGTTCAGCTGGTGTGCCGCTGAATCTGATCGTCATTCATTCGACCGAATCGCACAATCGACCCGGCGCAGGTGATCTGGAAGCTATCGGCAACTGGTTTTCTAATCCTGCAGCGCAAGCGAGCGCGCACGTATGCGTCGACGCCGACGGGCTGTCTGCTCGCTTCGTGCCAGATCGTCGCAAGGCGTGGCACTGCGCTTCGTATAACAGCGCGTCGCTAGGTGTCGAGCAGATCGGATTCGCTGCGCAGGGCTGGCGCGCGTGGCGTGGTAATGAAGCTGAGCTGCTAGAGACTGCGCGCTGGCTAGCCGACTGGTCGCTGAAGCAGGATATACCGCTGCGTCGAGCAGTCGTCTGGTCTGGCTCAGTAGTGCGATCAGGTGTGACGACGCATAAGAAGCTGGGCACACTGGGCGGCGACCACAGCGACCCCGGCAGCTATCCGATGCGCTGGGTGCTGCGTCACGCTCGCAAGATTCGTCGAGCGCGCAAGCGTCAGGCAGCCTAGAAACACGAAAGGCGCCCGAAGGCGCCTAACGCGTTGCCAGTCAGCTACGAACGGCAGATGTAAGTCTACAGACGCCCCTTCTCGATTAGCAAGTCGATGACTGCGCTTTTTCGTGTGGTCGAATAATACCGACCGTGAAGCTTGAATCTATCGAAACGCTTAGCAACGCTGTCACTATATGCCCACAGCTTGCGCGGCTTGTAGTGAATTGCAACATTGCCGAACAGTGGGCGCGTAGGGCTGCTTTCCTGCGAGCCGACGCGTCCGATGATATTTCCGCGCAGCGTCATAACCTTGTAGACGCTGGCGCTTTCTTTTTCGAGCTTGACGGTAGCAGTGCGCTCGCGCTGGTCGCGCCAGTGGCTGACTGTGATTTCTGTTGCCATTGTGTTTATACCTTTCTGTTAGCTGACTGACTTACAAGAAGAAGTGTAGCAGATGACTACACCGTGTGCAACGTCAATTTACGAAGTGTGAAGAAATACTTGCAAACGCCTAGAAATAGGCACGAATACAGGAGAAAAACGCGATGAAAAAAGTCGCTTCTATCCGTAAATTCATCGTCGCAGCTGTCGGTCTTGCCGTCGCTGTCGGCGTGCTCGATCAGGGCGTCGCTTCTGACGTCATCGCTGTGGCGACCGCCCTGCTGGTCTACCTAGTCCCTAACGGCTAGGTACACCCGAAGCTAGGAGCTTCGAACAGTGCCCGCTAATAACCGACAGCGCGCAGGTATCCGGCGTGAACGTGAGCTGAAAGCCCGATACGAAGGCAAGGGCTGGACTGTCATACGTTCGGCTGGGTCGAAGGGCGCAGGTGATCTGGTGTGCGGCAAGGCCGGATATCAGACACAGGTAATCGAATGCAAGACGACTGCGGCTGGCCCTTTCACGGGCTGGTCGCCGTCTGAGCGTTCGCAATTCGCAGAAGCCGCTGAGCGCGCAGGCTGGCTGCCGGTACTGGTCTGGTGGCCGTATGACCGGCAAGGCCCGCGCTTCTACGCTGGGAAGGATTCGTGGCCCGATGGCAGGTAAGCCAAAGCACGATCTTAATGACGAAGAAGTTCTGAAGCTGGTCGACAGTGTCGGCCCGACGCAGGCTGCTGTCAAGCTAGGCGTTTCGCGCGGGGCTGTGGCGCATCGCGTTAGAAAGTTGCGCGCCGCTGCGCGTGAAGACTTCACGCCCGGCAAGGTCGAGCGCGACGGTAAGACGTCGATCACCACTGAGCCGGGCGAAGCTATCGCGGTCGCTGAAGTGATGAAGAAGTTCGGCGTCGACGCTGACGCTTTCGAAGTCGTGCGCGTTCGATTGAATGACTGGCCGAACGGCCCGCAGGTGCGTGTCGATCTGGTGCCGCGCGAAGCGATGATCGTCGCACCGTCTGCACCAGATGCGCAGCAGCTGCCACCGAAGCCACGCAAGAAGCGTCAGACGAAGGCAGCTGAACGCTGGGTGATCTGCGGCGACTTTCACTGCCCGCACCATTCGCAGCCGCTGCTTGACCTGTTCTGCCAATACCTAGCCGATGAGCAGCCAGACTACGGCGTCATTCACGGCGACTTGCTTGACGCGACGCAGGTGTCTCGACACCGACCGCGCCGCTACACCGAAGGCACGACGCTAAATGACGGCATTCAGTCAGCCTTCGAAGTGCTGCTGGCGCTGCGTCAGGCGTCGCCCAACACGCGCTGGCACCTGCTGCCGGGTAATCACGACGCGAGAATCGCGCACCAGCTGCTTGACCACGTGCGCGGTCTGGTCGACGTGCGCGCGGCTGACGACGAAGTGCCTGCGCTGTCGCTCAGGCGACTGCTGCGACTTGACGATCTGGGCATCGAATTCGTAGGTGACGAAAGCGACTGGGATAAGGCGAAGCTGCGCATATCGAGCAAGCTGACGGTGCGTCACGGCTATTCGGCATCGAAGCGCGCTACTGACCAGCTGCTGCAAAGTCTGTCGAATTCGACCCTGCAGGGGCACACACACAGGCAGTCGATCAAGCTGCACACGCGCTGGTCTGAAGGCGAAGGCGGCGAAGAAATGCAGCCGCGACTGGCAGCTGAGACTGGCGCGATGTGCGAAATAGAAGACGGCGAAGGGCTGGGCTACCACGCAGGCGAACCTGACTGGCAGAACGGTTTTCTGACCGCGACCGTCTGGCAAGAATCCGGCGATTTTCTGGTCGCACCGGCTGTCTACTCGCCCGGTCGACTGCTCGCGCCGAACGGTAAGCGCTACACCACCTAATGCCAGCGCGCCGCTGCCTAAAGTGCGGCACGATCTGGCCTATTGGCTGGCTTGACTGCGCGTGTGGCGGGCAGACAGTGCTGGCGCTTGACCAGTCATCGCCGTCGAAGGTGGAAGCTGGGCGTCTGACAAACGCGATGGAATTCGAAGCCTTCTACGAAGCGCGCGAGCAGGCCCGAATCGCTCGCGGCGAAGCATCGCCAGAAGACTTAGGCAGCGAAGACGCTGCCACGATCATTCGACTGAGAAAGGCAGAATCGTGACCCGTGATCTGAAATACGAATCGCAAGCCCTAGAAGCGATGGCAGCCGAAGCGAAGTGCGATGGTGCTACTGCGCGAGCATTCGAACACGTGGTGCAGAAGCGGCTAGATCACGGCAGCGTTGAATACGGCGGTGACAGTGCCTTCGCATCGAAGACCGTTGACGAGCTAATCGCAGAATGCAGCGAAGAAGGTTCAGATCAGGCAGCGTGGGCACTGCTTGCCCTACAACGCCTGCGCGATTTGTCGCACACGATGCCGCGCGACGAAGTGCACACGGCACGCGTTCTACTGCTTCGAGCCGCCAGTTTCGGTCTGCTGAGCTGGCAGGCTTGCCAGATGGCGCGCGACGTAGTGCGCGAAGCCGAAGGTCGACCGTCGTATCGGCATAACAGGGCGCTTGACCCGAAGCCGTTCAGCGACGTAGACGAAGACTGAGCACGAAAAAGGGCGCCCGTAGGCGCCCCGTTTCGCGTTCTGTAATGAGCTAGCAGGCGTCGCTGTTTCCGGCGTGGACTGGGAAGGTTGACACCTTTCCCTGATCGTCAGCGATTTTTGCGTCGATGGCGCCGTCGCCCCAGTGAATGAATTCGATTACGGTGCCGCGACTAGTCGTCACGGTGCCGTTGCACGACCCGCAAACGCACTTGTAGCGGCAGTCAAAGGGTCGATCTTGCACGAAAAGGTGACCAGTGAGAACCATTGTAATCACGCTGTCACCGACGCCTGCAGTGTTGGGTGTAAATGACTTCATTTCGTATTGCCTTTCTGTAGCTGATTGACTTACACCGTAAGTGTAGCAGGTCGCTACACCGAATGCAGCGCGACGCTCAGATGACTTCAATGCCTTTCGCAGCGTCTTCGGCTACAGCCTTCGCTTCAGCCATAGTGAAGTAGCCGCTGCCCCTGCCGACTAGATTGTGTTCAGGGTCGTAGACGCGCCACAGCGCAGGCGGGCCGCTGCGCCACCTGAACACACGCCAGCCGTCGCGCTGGTATTCGCCTGCTTCAAGCTTGACCCAGTCAGTCACTAGCTGCCTGCGTTAATCATCTTGTACACAGTCACGCGATGTACACCGGCAGCGTCGGCAATTTCGGTCTTCGGCATACCTGCGTCTGCTGCAGCTGTGATCGCCGCTCGAAGATCGTCGAGCGCTTGCGTCTGAGCAGCCTGCGTCTTGCCGTAGCGTCGACCGGCTGCCTTCAGTTTCTTTCTTACGTCGTCTGTCATCTGGTCATCTTTCTGGTGGTGACTAGGCTCATCAGCGACAGGTCGTCACGCTGTCGGACAGCCGCGCTTGAAGGCGCGACTGTTTCGCCTACCAGCCGTGTTCGCCGCAGTCTTCGCGACCCGGCGCGACAGGTGCGCCACACAGACACAATTCGCGCGGCTTCAGCTGCGCGTCAATGCGAGCGACTACGCGGCGAGCTTCGGTGCGAATCCTGCCCATATCTTCGGCACCGTCAAGGTGGCGGTCAGCGGCAAGCATTCCGCCGTCATTCATTTCGTCGATCAGATAGTCGCGAAGCTGGACTGCCTGCTCGACTGACAGCTGCCGCCAATTCAGCAGCACGTCGGCCAATTCCACCGACGCGATGGTCTGAAGCTCGCCACGCAGATACTGCGACGGGCCGTAAGTGATCGTGGTCTTCTTCATTTCGTATTGCCTTTCTGTTAGCTGACTGACACGGGCTAAAGCAGCCCGTCTTCTTCTAGGTACTCGATGACGCGGTAGTAGGTTTCAGCATCGCAGTTTCGTACAAGCTTGCCGACGTTTTCGGCGGTAGTGCTGTCGCCGTCGGCGCGCCACCGCGCTACCTGATCTGGGTCATTGGCTTTCGTGTACTTGCCGACTGCTTCGTCTAGCTGCTTCTGCGTGTGACGTGTCATTCCGTATTGCCTTTCTGTAGCTGACTGACTTACACCATTAGTGTAGCAGGTCGCTACACCGAATGCGTTGCGGCGTCGACCGATTCACCAGATCGTCGCAAGCGCTCGCAGCGTGTCACTACCTGTCACGCCTAGATATACGCCCAGCAGCGCTGTGTGGCGTTCTAAGGCGCTTCACTGTGTTTCGGCCATAGCACCATTCAGCGATGCCTTTCAAGCCTTCATATGGCGACGAGCGGCTAATTTTGTCAAAACAGGCAAAGCGTTTTACCTATTTCGGTAGATTATCGCGTGAAATTGCGCTACCTTCATCGCGTGCCCCCGCACGAATTGACAGCACTTCTAAATGAAGCGCAGCGCACTTACGCATCGCTGACGCCGACTTCGAAGTGGCGCGAGCCTATCGGCCTTCTGGTGGAAGGTCTTCTGACCGCAACTGCGCAGCAGTCTCAGCTGTACGGTGCATCGCTTCAACCGCGCGAGCAACGCGCAGCTCAGCAGCCCTGATCGCTTCTTCGGCAGTCTTCAGGTCGGTCGGCGCTGGCCCTTCAACCTGCAGTGAAGTAGTCGACGGCAGACCTAGCACGTCGCGCGGGCAGCCCAGATCGGCCAGCTGTTCAAGTAGGTAAGCGCGCTGCCACGCGTTATCGGGCATCGAGTTGGGCAGGCACTGTTCGCGGCGGCGAATGGTCATCGCCGTCACGTCAATCGCTTCGCCTAGCTGCTTCTGCGTCAGACCTAACTGCTGTCGACCTAGCTTCAGCCGGTCGGCTGTCTGCTGCTGGCTTTCGTATGCGAACACGCTTGACATAGTCGCAGGTTGCGGCCTAGAAAACAGACGCACTAGCACTTGGCAGTTTTTCCGTCGCGCTTCTATGTTAGTTTTCTGATCGCTGTGTACCCCCGTAGCGAACATCGAAGTGCGGTAAGCCCGCTGTCGACCTGTCTGGTGGCTGCCAGATGATCGACGCGCTAGCACTGTTCGCGCCGCTGATCGCGGTCTTGACCGTTCTGATCGCAGAAAGCCGCGACGCGTGAAACATCTTCTACCCACAGACGAAGCACGAAGGGCCGGTGGCTATATGGGAGGCACCGAAGCTGGTCGAGCGTCTGACGCAAGCGCTCGACCGGCAGCCCCTTCGCTGCAGGAGCAGCTGACGGTGGCACTGGGTCGACTGAATGACCTTGAACACCGGCTGTACGTACTCGAAAAAGAAAGACAGGTGAAGATAGATGGCTGATTTTACGATCACGTGGGTAGGCGATAAGCCGCCACACACTTACAAGGGCAACGCGACCTATTCGGTAGCCGTTCGCGATGACGCAAGCGGTGCTGAGAATCGAAAGGTCAAGCTTGAACAGTCCGAAAGCGATGCAGCACCGACAGTCGGTCAGAAGCTGGCAGGTGTCGAGCTTCAGCCGCACCCGCGCTTCGATGACGCGAAGCTGATTTCGCTTGCAGGTGGCGCAGTGCCACAGCGGGCAGCAGCATCGTCTGCGCCAGCCGGTCGCACCGATGCAGTCGGCGCGAGCATCGAGCGCCAGACGTCTGCGAAGGCTGCGACTG